AATTAGAATTACTAAATTTTAAAGGCTTGAAAGCCTTTACTATAAATTTCAACGGTGATGTTATTATCCGCGGGGATAATGCTACCGGCAAGACGACTGTATTTGACTCCGTATGTTGGTTGCTATTTGGCAAAGATAGCCTGGATAGGGCTGATTTTGAAATCAAAACATTGGATAGGGGCGAACCTATCCATAAAGTTAATCATGAAGTAACAGGAACCTTTACATTAGATGAAGGTGGTACTGTTGAGCTTAAACGTGTCTATCGTGAAAAGTATTCATCCCCTCGTGGTGGTGAAGTCACTATGACAGGTCATACGACAGACTACTTTGTTGATGGCGTTCCTAAAAAAGAAAAGGAATATAAGGAAATTGTAAATTCATTAGTTGATGAAAATATTTTCAAATTAATTACTAATCCGTTGTATTTCAACGAAACATATTCCTGGCAGAACCGCAGAAAGCTATTACTTGAGATGTGCGGAGATATATCAGACGAGGATGTTATTGCAGAATATAGTGAGCTAAAAGCATTGACTGATATCTTATCAGGCCATAGTGTAGACGATCACCGAAAGGTAGTAGCGGCTAAGAAAGCCGCCATCAATAAAGAGCTGGATATGATTCCAGTTCGAATTGATGAGGCCTTGCGCGGTAAACCTACCATTGATACTCCTCGAGACGTTCTTATTCAGGAGATTAGCTTAGCAACTACAACGCTAGAAACTCTAGAGGCAGACAAAGCATTATTAGTGAATGGACATGCGGTTGTTGATACTAGAGCGGAGCTTAGAGATGTACAACGTCGATTGATGGCTCGTGAAAGTGAACTGCAGATGGAATATAAAAAACAATATGCATTGAAGTCGAATGAATACGATATGGTTATTTCTGAACTTAACAATCTATCTTCTAAGGTTGAGAGCACCAAGCATCGCCTTGATACATCAAATAGGGATATTCAACGTATCGAGAGTGTTATTGACGAGCTGATGCATCAACGTCAGCAGGTCAACGAGGATGCATTTGTAATGGATATCGATGAGGCTTGCCCGACCTGCGGACAAAAACTTCCTGCAGAGCAAATTCAAGCCGCACGTGAAAAAGCTGAAACGAAGTTTAACCTTAGAAAATCTAAGCAATTAGAAGAACTTAATCAGTCTATTGAACTAAAGCAACAAGACATTGAGAATATTAAAAAACGAGATGCCGGCTTAGAGCCTGTTGAAACTTTAGAGGCTCTTATTAAGGCGAAAGAACTTGTTAAACAAACCATAACTGATGAAATTGGACAGCTAACAGCTCCAGTGCTTGATGATGATTCTATATATGCTGATTTAAAAGCAGAAGAGTTTATGTTGCAGATGAAACTCGATGAATCTAACACAGATCACTCTGAAGAAATTGCAGACATAGACAAACGTATTGCTACAACGAAAGAACACCGCTTTAACCTTGAAACTGAATTGAATAAATACGAAGAGGCTAAACGGATTGATTCTCGTGTAGCAGAGCTAGAAAGTCAACAGGCTGAATTAGCAGCAGAAAAATCAAAGCTCGATGAAGCCTCTTATCTGATGGATGAATTCGTTAAGGCCAAGGTCAATATGCTGGAAGATGTTATTAACTCGAGATTCAAACTAGCACGATTCAAGATGTTTAATGTTATGTTGAACGGCAACGTTGAGGAATGTTGCGAAACCACCTATAAAGGGGTTCCGTATCGCAGCATGAATAACGCTGCACGGATTAATATAGGTCTTGATATCATCAACGCATTAACTAGCTATTTCAAAGTAAACGCTCCGGTGTTTATTGATAACGCTGAAGCGGTGACTGAGTTTGTTCCTGTAAATAGTCAGACTATTAAGCTCATCGTTGACGAATCAGAACCACAATTAGTGGTTAAGGAGGTGTAAATATGGACGAATTGCAAGTTTTCAATAACATTTCTTTTGGGCAAGTTAGAGTCCAGGAGTTAGACAATGAAGTATGGTTTGTGGCAAAAGATGTATGCGAATGTTTAGGCATTAATGATACATCTAAAGCTGTAGGGCGTTTAGATGAAGATGAAAAGGGTACGAATTCAATTCCTACCCCTGGAGGCAATCAGAATTTATTGACTGTAAATGAATACGGGCTATATAGCCTGGTGCTTTCAAGTCGAAAACCTGAAGCCAAAGAATTCAAACGTTGGATTACGCATGATGTAATCCCGGCTATTAGAAAAACCGGTTCTTATTCTATGGTGATTCCGCAGACATTGCCTGAAGCCCTTAGAGCATATGCCGATGAAGTAGAATCACATAATGCAACGAAAGCAATTGTAGCGCAACAAGAACAGCAAATTGCGGAGTTTAAACCGGTTAAGGATTACGTAGATAAAATTCTCTCAAGTAAATCCTGTTTAGCGATTACTCAAATTGCTGCTGACTATGGCCTTAGTGCTCAAGAGTTAAATAAAATTTTGCATGAAGCTGGGCTACAACGTAAGGTCGGTGATCAATGGATTCTGTACAAGCAGCATATGGCGAAAGGTTTTACTAAATCAGAAACCTTTACATTCTGCAGAAGTGATGGTCGCTTAGATTCTAAAATCACGACTAAGTGGACACAAAAAGGCCGCTTAGAAATTCATAGTATTTTAACTAAATTAAACATTCACGCTGTATGTGAAGACGTAGCATAGGAGGCACACAATGGGAGAAATTGCGAAAGCACAAACACAATTACAAACTCAATCATTGAAGACTTTAGTATCGAGCGAGTCTATAAAAAAACGATTCAATGAAATATTAGGGAAGAAGTCAGCAGCATTTGTATCTAGTTTGATTTCTGTTTCTAATAATAATGAACTCTTAACTAAGGCAGACCCTACGACTGTAGTTACTGCTGGTATTATGGCAGCTACACTAGACCTTCCTATTAATCAAAATTTAGGCTTCGCGTATATTGTTCCATTTTATAATGGCAAAAAGAAAATTTATGAAGCCCAATTTCAAATGGGATACAAAGGGTATATTCAGCTAGCCATTAGAGCTGGCAAATATAAAAAGATTAATGCCATTAAAATCTATGAAGGTGAAATAAAGAAACGGAATCGACTAACAGGTGAATTCGAATTAGGGGCCCCTACCGGGGATGCTGTTGTTGGATATATGTCCTATTTCCGATTGGAGAATGGGTATGAACAATACCTATACATGAGTAAAGAAGAAATGGAAGCACATGCTAAAAAGTACTCTCAAACTTATAAAAAAGGTTTTGGACTTTGGAAAACTGACTTTGATGCGATGGCTATTAAAACCGTACTTAAACAGTTGCTAAGCAAATATGGTATTTTGTCTGTTGAAATGCAGAATATGACGAATGCTCTCACCTCAGATGGCGCCGTCATCCGTGATAATGATGGCGAACTCACACCTGATTTTGAAGGAGAAACCATCGACGTTCAATCTGATGTGGCTGAAACTATTGCTAATAACGCAAATTCAGAAACGATTGATATTGAACCTACTCCTACAAGTGAATTCGTAGATCCTGAAACAGGCGAAGTCGTCCATATGTTTGGTGATTAATTGTGATTAGTATTCAAGCATTCGGTAGTAGCTCAAAAGGGAACTGCTACCGAATCAAAACCTCAACTAATGGGGATGAATTATTACTCGATGCAGGGTTAGCATTTAAAGACATACAGCGATATTGTCGATTTAATTTTGTGCATCTATGCGGTGTATTAGTGACTCATCAACATGGCGACCATTGCAAGGCCGTACCTGACTTATTAAAACTCGGACATCGCGTGTACATGCTAAAAGATACAGCTGAGGCTATCTATGTTGCCGGACATCATAAAGTGGTCTATATAACGCCTAAGATTCAATTTTCTATTGGCAATTTTACTATACTACCATTTGAATTAGAGCATGATGTTCCGAATGTTGGGTTTTTAATTACTGATGGTGAAGAGAAACTCTTATATATTACCGACACCTATTATTGCCGGTACACATTTAAAGATGTGAATCATATCATGGTCGAGTGTAATCATTCATATGAAATCCTAAACCAACGCGTTGACGATGGATGCCTACATGAGAAACGCATGGAACGATTAATTCAATCCCATTTTTCGTTAGAGAATGTTATTAAATTTCTAAAGTCTATGGACCTTACTAAGTGCCAGGACATTCGACTACTTCATTTATCTGATGAAAACTCCGATGCAGCTATGTTTAAGCAAGCTGTTGAAGCTGCCACCGGTAAATATGTAGTCGTAGAACAAGAAAGGAGTCCATTATGATTGTTAAATCTATTCAAATTACAGATAACGATATCAATATTGCCTATCAGAAACCATCTGCTACAGGCCTGACAGATGTCTTTACCATCAAGTCTAAAGATGACCCACGACCTGAACTCATGCAAGCTTTCAGCCGACTACAGGCTATTATGAAAAAGAACTTTGAATTCCTGGAAGAGTTTAACATCCCGTTTGTCGTAAGACAATTCAAGTTTAAATATGGCGTTATCGAGGATGTGGTGGAGAAAGTCAGCGTTGAAGGCATTATACAAGATGCAAACTCTACTGATGAACTAAAATTCAAGACGGATTGGTTGCCGGTAGAGTATGCAGACCGTACATTCGCTATTTCAGTGCAAGACTTAATTGATGAATGTGTAAAGTTTATCATGGGGAACCGAGCCCAGGATAGTTTGTTTATAGATGAGGAATGATGAATGGCCAAGGACGTGTATTACTTCAGCCACGATGTTAATGCGAGTAATGATCCTAAAATCGTAGCAATGGAGTCAGAGTTTGGGGTTATTTCATATGCCTGGTGGTGGAAATTAATTGAAAAACTGGCTTCATCTGAGGACTATAGACTGCCTTTTAAAAAATATACCTTTATTGCTCTTGATAAAGAATTAGGAATTTTGAAT